TATCCGTGCGACCAAGTAAATAATCTGTGGACACGTTGAAGTAGTCAGCAATTTCTTGAAGACGTTCAGCATTTGGTTTTTTGTTTTTCATACTATAGATTGTATTTCTACTATATCCTAATGTTTCTTCAAGAGAATTTATAGAAATTCCTCGTTTTTGGCAAAGTTCTTTAATTTTTTCAAATAAAGAGAACATTGTTTTATCAGCCTTTCTAAGACATGACAAAAAATATTTTACAAAATACGCAAAAAATAGTTGACATTATTTCGCGTTTGCGCTAAAATAGTTTTTGTAAGTTAATGAGTTAGTAAAAAACGAAGTTAAAACTTATCTAAAAATAAATGGCTTTGGCGAGCAAGAAAATTGATAGATACAACGTTTTATCAAGGTTTTTAATTATGCCTTCATTTTAAATTATTTATTTAAAATTGTCAAGTGTTTTATAAAATATTTTACTAACTCTTTAACTTTAAACTAGTTAGAAAGGAGAAGAGTGTATGAGCCAACAACATCGTAAGTGGATTGAGCTTGTGAAAGAGCGCATCAATAAACGTGGATGGTCGCAAACTGACCTAGCTATCGTAGTTGGTGTTAGCTCATCAGCCATCACACAGCTATTTAAAGATGGAAAAGGAAGCGATGACTTGAAGCTTCGCATCAATAAAAAGTTGCGGATCAACGAGTCATGGGAAAAATTTGAGTAGGAGGAGAAGTGAAAATGGAGATTTTAAGTATCGGCATCAAAATTTCTAATGTCGAGGAATTGGCAGAAGTTAGTCAAGAAGTAGCTAAAAAAGCCGAAGAATTACAAGAAGCAATTAAACGGCTTAATGAGGTCAAGTTGAAATTAGAAACCAAGTTTCTTCATGATTAGGATTTGTGCTGCAGCAGACATCATTTCTTTCCAAGTCTTGAACTTTGTTTGTTCAGAGACAAAGGTATCAAGAATTGATTCATCTGCTCTTTCAAATTCCTCCGCATTGGATATTTTTTCTGGGCTTGATAATAAAAATTCGTCTATGGTTGAAAAATTTGTGTGTTCAATCATGAATTTATCAGAGAAAATTTCTTCGAAAGAATATTCGTGTGTGCCAGAAATGGATCGAGCGTTCTCTGAAAGTTGCTCAAGTCGGTTAGAAAAATCATCCAGTCCTTTGACTTTAAAAGTCATATTATCAACCTCCTTTCTGTTTAGATTTTGACTAAAACGGTGAGAGGTCCTAGTCAAGAATGATTATAACATAGATAACAGAAAAACACAACATGTTGTTATATAAATACATTAGAATAACAACATATGGTGTACGAGGTGTGAAAATGTGGGAACAATTAAATAAAATCATGCAGGAAAGAAATTTGAATGGCAATCAATTATCTAAGATGTCTGGAGTTAATCGCAGTTTCTTTTCTGACCTAAAGACAGGAAAGGTAAAATATCTGTCTTGGCCGAATATTTGCAAAATTGCTGATGCGTTAAAAATCAGCTTGGATGAATTTAGATAGGAGGTGAGTGTATGCCGGATATTGACAATGGCCGAAAGAAGATTTCCGAGTATTTAAAACAACACAATATCAAGAAGCGTGATTTGGCCACCGCTTACGGTTATAAGCGACAGGAAGTTACAAATATCTTGAATGGTTCGACCAAAGGACCTGCTGCAAATAAGTTTATTTTGCGAGTGATTGCAGATTACAGCATTGAGTAAAAAGGAGAAAACATGAACGAACTAGAAAAAACAGCCCTCAATGAAGTATTGAGGACGGTTAGACTTATAAATCAAAAAGTTGCTGAGGTTGTTGAACTTCAAAGTCAGCAAGAGTTAGCTATTTCTTACCTTCGGGGAATAATGGATGGTTCTGTGTCCGATTGAGTATCTCTTGAGCTTGTTGAATCAATGACTGATGTTCGGATATAAACGGTTTTACTTTTATATCTTTGATTGGTGTGAAAGAAGAATAAGACTGTTGTTTTTCTAACAGATTTAGTATCTTGTTTAGCTTTTTGGTCAAATTGTCATTGAGATCATCAAGTGTAAGACTTCTTTCGGCACGACTCTCAGGCATTTCGAAGTTCTCAAAACTTAGTATTTTAGATTTCAAATTTTCTTTAGAATCTTCAATTTTTGCCACATCGGTATCGTAGAATACGGTACGAGTTGTAATAACATCGAAAGGAAGTCTTTCTCCTACCTTTATGATTGGTACAAGGGGGAGTTCTCGGGCTTGCCTGAAACCTAATTCATAAAACGCGTTAGGATTATGTTCAGTCATATCTGCTATGACCATAGGGGCAGTTTTGAGGTAGTTTATAACTGTTTCGTTGATGTTGTCAACCGCATTGACGTGATCAACACGAACAGGTCTATAACCAAGTTCTTCACAAACAGGAGCGATAAGATATCTATATACGTTGTCAGCTCGTTCTCTGGTAGGTGTTCCAGATTCACCAATGGCAGTTACAATAAAACAAATCTTTTCAGTCATGTTTTTCTCCGATCGTTTTTATTTTGATTATACCATATTTGAAAGGGGGTGAAATATATGACTGAAGAAGAAGCAATTGAATTATTGAAATTCTTAATGACAGACTATGGGCGAGGGTATCTAGCTGGAGTAGTTAGTGGTCTTTCAATGATTTTGAAAATTTTAAAAAAAGCAGAGTAAGTACCCCACTTTCATCAAATTATTAAGGAGAAAACGGCTATGCTTTGGGAAAAAATATCCGAAAAACTTTCAGAGAAAAATTGGACAGTTTATAAGCTTTGTTTAAAAGCAGGTATCGGACCAGCTGGAATCTATCGTTTAAGAGATGGAGAGGTGAAAGATTTATATTTTGATACTGTTAAGAAAATTGCTGATGCGTTAGAAATCAGCATAGATGAACTAAGATAAAACAAAAAAGCACCTAACAGAAGTCAGGCGCTTACTAAAATAATTAACTGAATTATATCACAGAAAGAGAGGAAATGCCATGCCAAAAGCGGAATTAGTCTACAGGCCTGCTAATCAATCCGAAAAAGCAGAGGCTGGTGACTATGAGCATCTTTGCCAAATTTGGGAGGGTTTAAAACCCAGCACGGCTAAAGTTTGGGCAAAAGAAATGAGAGAACACCCAGACTTTAGTAAGTACATAGATAACCCAACACACAAAATCGTCTTTATCAATTATGAAGGATTCCGCCTTTTCGTGAAATGGAAATCCCGCAATCGGTACAGAAGCAAGAAAGAGACGCTCGACGAGATGTTGAAAAACATCAAATTTGAAGAACGGGCGCTGGCTAAATAAGGAGTGATCAAATGCAAAATTTAGAACAACTACGCACAATCTTAAATTGGGAGCGCGACAACTGGCGACTTGGTAATGTCTACAAGAACAGACTGGCCAAGAAGCCTATCGAAGTCGTCAAAAGTGAGTTGGAAAACCTGAAGCAATCAGCAGAGGACGTGTCTTTTGAAGTCGTGCCACGAGGCGGGAAGCTGATCGGTGGAGATAAGATTGTGACGTTTAAGAAAGGAAGAAGAAAATGAGTAAAATTATAAAAGTAAAAACGGCAAAGCAATTAACTGCTGAAGCGCGTGATCAAATCGGTCGGATGGTTTCTAACGAAGCAATCAAAATCATCAACACTTGGATTCGCGAAGAGGCGAATTCAGGAGGTGGAAGCATAAGATTTAGCCACAACGAAATTAGGCATGCTGTGGATAAGAATATTAAAAAATACTATTTTAATTCGGATGATGTTATCGCAAAAGTGATTACGCGGTATTGGTTGGCAGGATACTCAGGCAGCAAGGAACGTATCCCATCAGGAATCTATTTCAAAATTTCGTGGGGGTGAAGATAAATGAGTCTAAAAGACCTTAAAAGACTAGTGCTCTTGCAAGTTGCTGCAATCATTCTGTTAGCCATCGCTGGTGCTCAGACGATCGACAAGCAAAACCAGCAAATCCGTGAGCTACAAGAACAAATCAAGGATAATCGCGACAGCATCCGAGTGCAAGCAGATACTAACAAACGACAGGAGGTAATGATTAACAAACATAATCAGATGTATTACGAGTTTCAGCATTGGAAAGCGACAGGAGAAACGGATTTTCCGGGAGGTTAGAAAAAAATGAAAATTGAAATGATCTTAGGGATTGGTTTGCTAGTCAGCGTCGGCCTGCTAGTAACAAACATGACGATTAGCGTAGCGATTATCAATCGCCTGAAAGAAAAAAATAATTATTATCGTAGCGCGAAATATCGCTTAAAAATGTTTGAGCAAGAATTAGTCTTGCGAAACCAAAAAATGAAGACTGGAGAATAACAATGGTCACAATCAATAAACTGGAAATCGAAAACGTCAAGCGCGTTAAAGCAGTCAAGCTAGAGCCGTCAGCGACTGGTCTGACAATTGTTGGCGGAAATAACAACCAGGGTAAAACAAGCGTACTGGACGCGATTGCTTGGGCGCTAGGAGGCAATAAGTACAAACCTAGCCAAGCACAACGCGAAGGAAGTACAATTCCGCCTAGCTTAAAAATCACGCTATCAAATGGTTTGATTGTGGAGCGTAGTGGAAAGAACAGCACTCTCAAGGTCATTGACCCGAGTGGTAACAAGGCTGGTCAAAACTTACTTGATAGCTTCGTGGAAGAGCTGGCCATCAATTTGCCAAAATTTATGGAGCAGACCAGCAAAGAAAAAGCGAAGACATTGCTACAAATCATCGGAGTCGGTCCGCAATTGGCTGAACTTGAAATGCAGGAAAAAGCAAAATATGACGAGCGCCATACAATCGGTGTGATTGCTGACCAAAAGGAAAAGTTTGCTAAAGAGCAACCGTACTACCCAGATGCTCCGAAAGAGCTAGTCTCTATTGCTGAGCTGATTCAACAGCAACAGGCTATTCTTGCCAAGAATGGCGAGAACGCCCGCAAGCGTCAGAACTTGGTAGCTATCCAAAATCAGCACGATTCAGCAACTGCAGAAGTGGAACGGCTAGAGCAATTGCTGTCGGATGCGAGAACAAAAGAAGAGCAACTAGCTCAAGACTTAGCTATCGCAAATACTGACGCAATGGATCTTATCGATGAGTCGACCGAAGAAATTGAAAACAACATCGCAGAGATTGACGAAATCAATCGTAAAGTGCGTGCTAATCTGGACAAGGACAAGGCGGAAGAAGATGCTAAAGGCTATCGTGAGCAGTACAAGGAGCTGGACAATGTGATTGCGGACATCCGCAAGCAGAAGACAGATTTGCTCACAAACGCAGACTTGCCGTTGCCGGGCTTATCAGTGGATGATGGCGAATTGCTCTACCTTGGCCAGCGCTGGGATAACATGTCTGGTAGTCAGCAACTGCAGGTAGCGACTGCTATTGTGCGCAAATTGAAGCCAGAGTGTGGATTTGTCTTGATTGACAAGCTGGAGCAAATGGATCAGCAGACTTTGCAAGAATTTGGCGCATGGCTCGAGCAAGAAGGACTGCAAGCAATCGCGACACGAGTATCAACCGGAGATGAATGTAGCATCCTGATTGACGACGGGTATAGCGTGAAGCCGGAAAACTTTGCCTCTGTTGCTCAAAATGGGTTAGAGAATGCTTTGAGAAACGGGTTAATAAGCAATGCCAGCGCATCGGCTGCATGGCGAGGCGGATTTTAAAAACTAAAGGAGAACAATCATGAAGAAAACAGAAAAGATTATTGTATTGAGAGATAAGAAGGATGGAGCTTATCTAAAAAACTACAAAAACAATGACAATTCGATGGCTTGCACATCGAAATGGACAAATGAAATTCGAGAAGCGGCATATATGCCAGTAGAATTTTTCTACAGTGATGAGAAGCGAAACAATAAATTGGCTGATTTCTTTGGCGCAGAACCGCTTCTTGTAGAAGTAGAGTACACAATCAAAAAACTAGATGGTTCTGAACCCGAAGATTTAGCAGATAGAACCGAAAATTCAAAACGTGAGTCATTCAGAAAATTTCTTGATATGTTAGCGAATGGACTGGAGGATGACTAAATATGCAAATTACGAGAGGAAAACGGGCACGGGCTCAAAAGGTAGTTATCTACGGCCCTGAAGGAATTGGGAAATCCACGTTTGCTGCTGAATTTCCAAATGCTGTCTTCATCGACACGGAAGGTTCGACAGATAATATGGATGTAGCGCGATTAGACAAACCGACCAGCTGGACTATGCTCATCAACGAGATTGCTTTTATCAAAGCAAATCCAACCGAGTGCGGAACCTTGGTTATTGACACAATCGACTGGGCAGAAGCATTGGCAGTGACTGATGTCTGCGCTCAGCACGGAAAGAAAGGAATCGAAGATTTCGGCTGGGGCAAAGGTTATACCTATGTCCAAGAAGAAATGGGACGTTTCTTGAATAGTCTTTCTGACTTGGTTGATATGGGAATTAACGTGGTATTGACTGCGCACGCTCAGATTAAGAAATTTGAACAACCGGACGAGATGGGTTCTTATGATCGGTACGAGCTGAAGCTTGGCCAAAAGACAGGGTCTAAAACCGCACCACTTGTAAAAGAATGGGCAGACATGGTTCTTTTTGCCAATTACAAGACCTTGGTCATGACGACCGATAACGGCAAGAAGAAAGCGCAGGGCGGCGAGCGCGTGATGTACACTAACCATCGACCAGCTTGGGATGCTAAGAACCGTCATGGATTGCCTGATGAAATGCCGTTCCATTATGCGGGGATTGCTCATATCTTTGCAGGACAACAAGTACAAGCGCCTGCGCCACAACCTCAAGCAGTCGCTCCAGCGCCTCAGCAAGCTGCGTCACAGCCACAGCCGACACAAACGGAATTGCCAATTGACATGTCGCAAGTAGCAGCTAAGCCGCAAAAAAGCGCTCCAGAAGAACCACAGGCTCAAGTTGAACCTACCCAACCAGCACAATATCATGCAAGTTTACCAAAGGGCTTGACAGACCTCATGGCACAAGGAAACGTGACGGAAGAAGAACTTCAAAAAGTGGCATACATTCGCGGCCACTTCCCATTAGGGACGCCAATCGAAAATTTCCCGCCTGATTACTGGGATATGATTGTATCTCATTGGCAAGCTACTATGGAAGTCATCCAAAATCAAGTGCGAGCTGAGCCAGATTTGCCCTTCACGATGTAGATTCTGGGAGTTAGAAATCATAGCAAAATATAATAAGGAGTATCTATGAAAGATAAAACTATTAAAATTGATTTGTCAAAAATCGCAAATACAGCACTACAAGAAAAAGTTGATAAAGAACTTGAGAAAGTTCTTGAGAATATTCTGGACCTCAATACAGAAGCCAAAGCAACCCGTAAGGTCACGATCATACTGACGATGTCAACAGACGATGAGCGTACTGTCGTTAAAACAGGTATGGAAGTCAAATCCACTCTGGCACCGCAAAAAGGCGTTGCAACAACTGTCATTGTTGGTCGTGACGACACTGGTAAAATTCACGCAAATGAGCTCAAGAGTGGGATCCCTGGTCAGACTTACTTTGATGACAACGGGGATATGCGGACCGACACTGGCGAACTAATCGAAAAAGTAGAACAACAGGAAAAATCTAAAATCATTGATTACAATCAAAAGAAAGCAGGTAACTAACCATGACAGAAAATCTCAAAGAAGCACTATCTTACGCAGTCGAACTAGCGGGTAAAGAAAAGAAAATCATTCGTTCAGAAACCGGAAAGGAATATTTTGACAGTAATGAATATGACTTACAGGAACTTAACCCTCGTAAGTATGCACCTATCCTTGAGCTTCAGACGCTCAAGAGTCTTGTTGATTATCTCAAATCAGATAACGATCTCATCAGTGATCGCAAGCTTGTAGTTGTCGTGGATAGTTGTCAAAAAGTATCTGTATATGATCAAGTTGATTTTGAAAATGGTAAACGTCCTCATCTTGTATCTGTAAAAGCGTCCGTTCCAGTTATTCCGTTCAGCTATTGGCGCGACCAAGAAGAATTTAATATTATGCTGCAGTCTATGTTCATCGATGATGCAGATCGCAATTTAGTTTTGGATTTTGCTAGCCATCTAAAAATCGAAAAGGGTGCAGAAGTGCAAGACAACGGCATCAGTCAAATGGCGACAGTTCGTGATGGTGTAGCAAGCTTAGCACAGGCTAAGACACCGAATCCAGTAACCTTGCGACCATATCGTACTTTCAACGAAATAGAGCAACCTGCTAGTCAATTCATCTTCCGTATCAACAAAACAGCGAATCTTGCGCTCTTTGAAGCAGATGGGGGTAAATGGCAGCTGGAAGCTATCAGTAACATTGCAGGCTACTTGACGAAAGAACTTGCAGGTAAAGACAAAATCACAATCTTAGCATAAGGAGAAAACAAATGACACAACAATACAATAACTTCGATCACGAAATTGGCTGGGAAGATACGATTGAAAAAGACTCGGATTTCGTCCTATTGCCTGATGGATTGTACCATTTCACAGTCGTTGGCATGGAACGCACACGCCACACGCCAAATCCGCAAAATCCCGGTAAATTGCCGGCATGTAACAAGGCTGTTATCAGCATCAAGATTGTAGCGAACGAAGGCGAGACCGAATTGCGCCACAACCTGTTCCTGCACAGCTCGACTGAAGGAATGCTCTCTGCTTTCTTTGCTGCAATTGGGCAAAAGAAGAAGGGCGAACCACTTCGTATGAACTGGAATACCATCATCGGTGCAACTGGAGTATGTAAAGTCGGAACCCGACAATATAACGGAAATAACTACAACGAAGTCAAATCCATGCTCTATCCCGAAGATGTAGATTATACGAAAGTCTTGAATCAGCAACCGGGACAAGTTCAGCAACCATCCTATCAGCAACCACAGCAGCCGAATTTTGCGCAACAACCACAACAGCCACAAGCTGGATACCAAGCTGGTCAATTCTAGGAGGTAAGGGATGCAATTAAGACCTTATCAACAGGAAGCACGGGAAGCTGTACAGGCTGAATGGGCTAAAGGTCGCAAGCGCACGCTCTTAGTATTGCCAACGGGATGCGGAAAGACAATCGTCTTCTCCAAAATCATTGAAGACCAAGTGAAAGAGGGCAAGCGTGTGCTTGTCCTTGCTCATAGGTCTGAGTTATTGGAGCAGGCTAGCGATAAGCTCAAGACTGCGACTGGGCTTGGCACTGCCTTAGAAAAAGCTGAGAATACCTCTATCGGTTCATGGTATCGGGTTGTAGTAGGATCAGTTCAGACCATGCAGAGAGAGAAGCGACTTAGTCAATTTCCTCCTGATTGGTTCGATACGATTGTAGTCGACGAAGCCCATCACGCTATCTCGGATGGCTACCAGCGTGTCCTTGGTTATTTTGAGCAGTCGAACGTCTTGGGCGTCACAGCGACCCCAGACCGCGGAGATATGAAGAACCTCGGCTCTTACTTCGACAGTCTCGCTTATGAGTATTCGTTAGTGCAGGCTATCAAAGAAGGCTATCTATCTAAAATTAAGGCCTTGACGATACCGCTTAGCTTGGATTTATCAAATGTCAGCATGTCAGCGGGAGATTTCAAGGCTAGCGACGTAGGAACAGCATTAGACCCTTATCTGGAGCAAATAGCTGACGAAATGGCCAAGCAATGTGCAGACCGCAAGACAGTCGTATTTTTGCCACTAGTAAAGACCTCGCAAAAGTTTCGCGACATCCTAAACGCAAAGGGGTTTCGTGCCGCTGAAGTCAATGGAGAGTCCAAGGACCGTGCCGAGATTTTAGAAGATTTTGAGAAAGACCGTTACAACGTGCTTTGTAACTCTATGCTTTTGACAGAAGGCTGGGATTGTCCGTCAGTGGATTGTGTAGTTGTGCTAAGACCTACTAAGGTGCGAGCTTTGTATAGCCAGATGGTCGGGCGTGGTACACGCTTGCATCCTGGTAAAGAAGAGCTGCTCTTACTGGACTTTCTCTGGCACACGGAACGCCACGAGCTATGCCGACCAGCGCACTTGATTTGTGAGACTCCAGAAGTCGCTCAGAAAATGGTTGAGAACATGGAAGAACAAACTGGTGTTATGCTTGACCTCGAAGATATGGAAGTGAAAGCAGCTGAGGATGTCGTCGCTCAACGTGAAGAGGCTTTGGCAAAACAATTGGAAGAAATGCGCAAGCGTAAACGTAAACTAGTAGATCCGTTGCAATTTGAAATGTCTATCCACGCCGAAGACTTGTCGAACTACGTGCCCAATTTCGGATGGGAAATGGCACCTGCTAGCGACAAACAAATCAAAGCACTTGAGAAATATGGTATCTTTACTGATGAAATTGGAAACGCAGGAAAGGCCAATCTCTTACTAGATAGATTGCACAAGCGACAATCAGAAGGCTTGACTACACCGAAGCAAATTCGATTCTTAGAAGGTCGTGGCTTCAAGGATGTTGGTATGTGGCAATTTGACCAAGCTAGAAATATGATTGATCGTATCGCAGCGAACGGATGGAGATTACCTGCGGGCGTGCGACCAGCTGAATATGTACCGGGGTGATGTATGAAATTTTTGGATCTATTCGCAGGTATCGGTGGTTTTCGTCTTGGGATGGAATCCGCTGGTCATGAATGTATTGGCTTCTGTGAAGTAGACAAATTCGCTAGAGCTAGCTACAAAGCTATACACGATACGAAAGGAGAAATAGAACTACATGACATCACAAGAGTCACAGATGAGTCTATTCGAAGAATCGGAAGTGTGGACGTTATCTGTGGAGGATTTCCGTGCCAAGCTTTCTCGATTGCAGGAAACAGACGAGGTTTTGAAGATACACGAGGAACTTTGTTCTTTGAGATTGCTAGGTTCGCATCTATTCTCAGACCTAAATATTTATTCCTTGAGAATGTCAAAGGACTCCTCAATCACGAAAACGGAATTACGTTTGAGACCATTATCTCAACCTTGGATGAATTGGGGTACGATGTGGAATGGCAAGTGCTTAACAGCAAGAATTTTGGAGTCCCCCAAAATCGGGAACGTGTGTTTATTATCGGACATCTTAGAGGAGAACGTACCAGAAGAGTTTTTCCTCTCTCAAGCGCTAGCAAACAAGTTGATAAGCATCAGAAACTGTCAACGAATACCCTTACAACCAGATACCCAAACAGTCAAGGGGTCGGATCGTACATTATTGAAAGTGAATCGCAGAGAGTGAGTTCCATTGGTAATATCAATCCATCTGGAAGGGGGATGAATGGAGAAGTCTATCAAGCTGATGGCCTAGCACCTACCCTAACTACCAATAAGGGAGAGGGTGTGAAAATTATTCAAAGAGCACACGAATATAATCAAGGCGGAGAACATGACATCGCTCCTACTTTAACTAGGAATAGCTATCACGAAAACAATGTTTTAAAAATAACAGAGGCAACTTCTCAAGGATACACTGAGGCAACGATTGGCGATAGCGTGAACTTATCACACCCAAACTCCCAAACACGTAGAGGACGAGTGGGTAAGCAGATAGCAAATACTCTCTTAACTGGAGAGAGTCAGGGCGTGGTTGAGCCTGATTTTAGGATTAGAAAGCTAACACCTCGTGAGTGCTGGAGATTGCAAGGATTCCCTGACTGGGCTTTCGATAAGGCGCAAGAAGTCAATAGCAATTTTCAACTATACAAACAAGCAGGAAATGGCGTGACAGTCAATGTTATTGCTGCAATAGCAAAAGAGTTGGAATGAGGTGATAACTTGAAATTATTTCTTAACGAAGATTGTATGGATGTCATGAAACAATATCCAGATAACTACTTTGACCTAGCTATCGTAGACCCTCCATATTTTTCCGGTCCAGAAAAAAGAAAATTTTATGGGAACAAAATCAGTTCTATAGGAGTCCATAGATTGTATGGCAAAACAACTAAATGGGAAGTTCCAGGGAAAGATTATTTTGATGAATTATTTAGAGTTTCTAAAAATCAAATTATTTTTGGGGTTAATTACTTTGATTATTCTTTTGGTCCTGGTCGTATTGTGTGGGATAAAGTTAATGGCCAGTCAAGTTTTTCAGATTGTGAGATAGCATACTGCAGCTTACATGATAGCACACGACTATTTCGCTATATGTGGAATGGTATGATGCAAGGAAAATCAATCTCGGAAGGTCACCTGCAGCAAGGAAATAAAGCCCTTAATGAAATAAGGATACATCCAACGCAAAAGCCGGTTAATTTATATATTTGGCTATTACAAAACTATGCAAGTGATGGAGATAAAATCCTAGACACACACGTCGGCTCAGCAAGCAGCCTAATAGCTTGTGAAGAAATGGGATTTAACTATGTAGGTTGCGAATTAGACGAAGATATTTTCAACTCAGCAAAACAGAGACTTGAAAATTATAAGTCACAAATAAAATTATTTTAAAAGATGAAAAGGAGAAAACAGTGGCAGAGAATGATTTTAATTTGTTGCCGTTGCTGGATTATATCAATCCTGCCACGGTAGACTACCAAACTTGGGTCAATATCGGCATGGCCTTAAAACACGAAGGATACACGGCGTCTGACTGGGACAACTGGTCGCAAAATGATAGCCGATATAAGAAATTCGAGTGTTTCAAGAAATGGGATACTTTCAACGAAGAAGCAGGAACGATTGTAACGGGTGCGACGATTACCCAACTTGCAAAAGAAAATGGCTGGATGTCACAATCCAGCTACGATAGCGAGAATGCGCGTGAGTTGGACTGGAACGATACCATCGACCGCGATTATCGTGTCATCGATAAAGATTGGATTGAAGGTAAAGAAATCCACGAGCCGACTGTCTGGAATCCAGTTCAAGAAATCATCAAATACCTTGAAACACTTTTTGAAGCTGGCGAAAATGTCGGCTATGTGACTGAATGCTATCCAAAAACTGATGACGAAACAGGCGAGATTGTCAAATGGTTGCCAACAAAGGGAGCTTATGACCGTACGGCTGGTCAGTTGATTGAAGCACTTAGTAAGTGTAATGGCGATATTGGAGCTGTCCTTGGCGACTATCGCGAAGAAGCTGGCGCATGGATTCGATTCAATCCCATGGATGGAAAAGGCGCTAAAAATGAAAATGTGACAGATTTTCGCTATGCTTTGGTTGAATCCGACAGCATGCCAATCGACAAGCAAAATGCAATCTACAAGGAGCTTGAGCTGCCGATTGCAGCCTTGGTCCACAGTGGTAACAAATCCCTGCACGCTATCGTGAAGGTAGACGCTGGCAATTATGAAGAATATCGCAAACGTGTGGATTATCTCTACAAAGTTTGTCAGAAAAATGGGATTGTGGTCGATACTCAAAACCGTAATCCAAGCAGGCTATCGCGCATGCCAGGGTTTATCCGAAATGGCCAGAAGCAATTCTTAGTAGATACTAACATTGGTAAAGCTGACTGGGACGAGTGGTACCAATACATCGAAGACTTGAACGATGACCTGCCTGATCCTGAAGGATTGGCCGACAGCTGGGATAACTTGCCAGAGCTGGCGCCTGAGCTGATTAAAGGCGTCCTTCGCCAAGGTCACAAAATGCTGATTGCTGGTCCCTCTAAAGCTGGTAAGTCATTCGCATTGATTGAGATGTCGATTGCAATCGCAGAGGGCAAGAAGTGGCTAGGCTGGGATTGTACGCAGGGGCGTGTCCTCTATGTCAATCTGGAGCTAGACAGACCGTCTGCCTTGCATCGCTTCCGTGATGTCTATCAGGCTATGGGATTGCCACCAAAAAACATCCAGAACATTGATATCTGGAATCTGCGTGGAAAGACCGTACCGATGGACAAGCTAGCGCCTAAACTTATCCGCAGGGCGCTGAAGAAGAATTACATCGCAGTCATCATCGACCCAATCTATAAAGTCCTGACGGGTGACGAGAATAGCGCAGACCAGATGGCACATTTTACCAATCAATTTGACAAGGTGGCCACAGAGCTAGGTTCTAGTGTTATCTACTGTCATCACCACTCTAAAGGTTCTCAAGGTGGCAAGAAGTCCATGGACCGCGCTAGTGGTTCGGGCGTATTTGCTCGGGATCCCGATGCGCTTATCGACTTAGTAGAGCTGGAAGTGTCAGAGGAATTACTTACTCAAAGACTAAATCAGGCAGCGTGTGGAGTGTACAAGCAAGCTTTACAAGAGCGAAACAATGACTATTACCAGCAACATGTCGGGCTGGATGACCTCTTGAGTCCTGCGCAGATGAGAACGCACTTTGAAAAGGGTATTCCTGATGTGATGGCTCGGGCTCCGTATGTAGACAAGCTTGAAGAAGTTCGCAACAAGATCCAGATATCGACTGCGTGGCGCGTTGAAGGTACGCTACGAGAGTTTGCCAAGTTTAAGCTAGTCAACATGTGGTTCAGCTATCCAGTGCATGCACTTGATGAATCAGGCGTGTTGGCGGATATTAAGCTGGACGATGATAAGCCAGGGTGGATGAAAGCTAAAGAAACTCGCAAAAAGAACGCAAAGGAAGACAAAAAGCAAAAGCTGATAGAGTTTGATGAAGCAATCGAAAACGCGAACTTCGGCGAGCCACCCTCAAAAGAAGACGTAGCTGAATATTTAGGAGTGTCTATAAAAACAGTTACTCGCAGATTGAATTCATCTAAAAAATACTGGTTCGACAAGAACTCAAATTCGATAAAAGAAAAAGGACAAGACCACGAAAACGTGGTTGTGTCCGAATAAGACAACACCATAAAATTATGGTTGTGTCTTTGTCTCTAAAAGGACAGACAAGACCATAAAAACGTGGTCGTGTCTTGGACAGACAACTATATATTATATATATAGATAATGTCCTGTCGTCCATCATGTCCATACCTGTATAGACAGGGTTGCTTAAAACGCACCCTGTCATATACAAGGTCCATGGACTAAGCGCGAAATTAAAAAGCAAAAATATGTGAGGTTAAAAATGGAAGCTTATAAACAACGAATGATTGATGAATACAATCAACTAAAAGAGCGATGTATGCGAATTGAAATTTTTTTAAAAGCATATAAAGAAAGACAAGTGCCTGACTTTGAATTGTCCTGCCCACTTGAATTGTTACAATCTCAATATTACGCAATGAGAAGCTATTTAAAAATTTTAGAAACTCGTGCAAAAATCGAAAAAATTGACCTCGCCGAGAAAAAGAAAATATATACAGTAGAAATACCGATGGGTGATGGTTACTATCAAACTTTGTGCCAAAGTGGCAACGGAAATCTGTGTTTAAGTGATCATAAATATTTATCGCTTGAAAAATTACGAAAACATAATAGTTATGTTCCTGGCGGGCTTACCGAGGAAAAAATAAAAAATTCTACTGTAGCATGGGCGTGGCAATTTGCGAAAGAGGTAGAAGATGATTGAATTCTTTTTACCGATGCAAAAAATTCCGACAACGACTCACCAGCAAAAAAAGGTAAACGTCCAATTTGGGAAGCCAATCTTTTATGAGCCGGCTGATTTGAAAAATGCTAGAGCGAAATTTGAGAGCTTGCTTGCGCAGCATGTCCCTCCTGATAAAATTAAAGGAGCCGTTCGACTGACAGTCAAGTGGTGCTTCCCGCGTATCAAAAAAAGCTACGATGGCCAGTACAAGACCACAAAGCCAGATACGGACAATCTGCAGAAGTTGCTCAAAGATTGCATGACGAAACTTGGATACTGGCAAGACGATGCACAAGTGGCCAGCGAAATAGCAGAAAAGTTCTGGGCAGACACAGTCGGGATCTATATCAAGATTGAGGAATTGCGATGAAGATTGACTACATAGATTTCTTTAGCAGAGTCATTCCTGCATGGATGGCGCGCAGCAATCAGAAGAGTCAAGAGGTCGGTTTTGGCTCGGATGCTTATTGGCTATGGGCAGTGTCGTCTATCGGAGAGATTTGTAAGCAATACAATGATGATGAGCTGGTGACGGAGCAGTTCGGTTTGCTCTTTAACTGGCTAGAGAAACAAGCAGGAGGAACAGGAAGATAATGGTTGTATGCGAATTTAGTACAGATAGAAAAAATTGGAAAAAGCTGGGTGATGGAACAGTGACAGAGTTACATGATAGTGTAAATAACCCAAAACATTATCAAGGGAGATATGGTATGCAATCTATCGATGCTCTAAGAAATTTTATGACATCGGAACAGCTCAAGGGATTTTATCTTGGTAATGCTTTGAAATATCAGCTGCGTTTCCAGAAGAAGAACGGGCTTGAAGACCTGAAGAAAGCACGCAAGAACCTTGATTGGTTGATTGAGGAGGTGGAGAAAGTTAATGAATAAACAAAAATTGATTAAGAAGTATAATGACGCTTGTTTTGCTGTTGTTCCAGTTGATGAAGTTTTGGAAGATTTACAGCAACTAGACGAACCCGAAAAAGTAAAAATTCCGGAATTTGCAGCAGATGTGATCGAGGGGGCCAGAGGGAATAGTGCGGAATTAGAAGATGCGCTTCACTATACTTAGGGCAACGGAACTAAGGAATTTACAGAATGGTATGGAAAAAAATCCAACAGAGACCTCTTTGCTCGAGCATGGCTTGACGGCTATGAGGTCGAGAAGGAGAAGCGGTATTGTATTATTGTAAAACATACAGATCGTAATTGTTTAAAATACGATAAATACGAACGAAAATGGTATTTTGGCATCGAAGAAATTTCGAGTATCGTAAGAAAAGACCACAACCGCAAAGAACTCGAAGAAGCAGGGTTCGGATGGGTTTTCTCTTGTGAAGGAATAGAGGTGGAAGAAGTTGAATGAAGAATGGAAGACGATTTTAGAAGCTCTAGATTATGACATTTCAAACAAAGGAAATATCAGGAATAAAAAAACCAAAAAGAATATAAAGACAAGGATTGTAAAAAGATTTGGGTATGTGTTAGTAAATCTTCAAATTGGAGCAAAAGGAGAGAGAAGACAAAAAACGTTTAGAGTCCATAGATTAGTTGCTAAAGCATTTATTCCTAATCCTAACAATCTACCACAAGTTGACCATGTAAATGGGGTCAAGACTGATAATAGAGCAGAGAATTTGGAATGGGTGACAGGTGAAGAAAATACAACAAGAGCGTTTGAAAAAGGTTTAGCTAAAATATCTAGCAATGAACATATGAAAGGTATGACAGACAAAACAAAGAAGGCATGCGTAATTGTAGATGTTTTGGAAGATAAAAAGTATTTTTTTAACACACGAAGGGAAGCTAGTATTTTCTTTGGCAAAAGCTATTCTTGGGCGACAACGTTGATAAAAACTGGGATAGGAAATAAAGGAAGGTATTATGGATATGATATTTTACGGCTGGGTGTTTGATTGTGATGGTGTGGAAGTCAAGGAGGTGGAAGAATGAGTAGATTTGAAATCTCCCTGTCTAAAGATGACCTTGAATATATCGCTAACGGTTATGACATCAAAATCAAAATCGACGGTAAAAGATTTTTGGGAACAAATGAAATCATTTTGAAGCCTGCATTGACAAATGATGTTATGGCTCCGATATTGAATTATAGAAATAAAATAATCGATACTGAACAGCAAAATATTGCTAATAATTTTATAGGAGGTGCAAGATGATTCCAAAATTTAGGGCGTGGGATAAAGAAAATCAGATAATGCTAGATGTTTCTTTGATAGATTTTAAAAAAAGAGTGTTAGTTGGTGAGCATTTTGAGTTTGGCGAAACAAATTTTATTAGTTTTGATAAAATCGAACTCATGCAATCAACAGGCCTTTTTGACAGAAATGGCAAGGAGGTGTTTGTCGGTGACATCGTTAAATGTACAAGAGGATGTCACCATGAAGTATATCTAGAAAAAGAATATGGTGGCACATTCATAGGCGGAATGCCTGCTATTTATCTAAAAGGAATAAAAGAAGGATATGCTTGGACGGAAGCAGAGGAAATCATCGGCAACATCTATGAAAACCCAGAGCTTTTGGAGGTGAGCGATTGACGATCAACATCAAACAACGACTAAAGGCCTTGCAGTATATCGACATCAAAGCAAAATCAAAACATCAGGAAATCATCAGCTTGAAGTCTGGAATTTTACGAGGGCAGCAATTCGACAATATGCCGAAAGCAGAAAGTCCGTCTAATCACTCTGAAGAATTGAACGTGCTGATTATCGATAAGTCAGAACAGCTCTATCAAGAAATTCAAGAACTTTATCAGGAGCGGGATGAGCTGGTACAAGCGATTGAATCGCTGGACGATCCAGTCGAAAATATTATCATGCGGCTACTGTATATTGATGGGCTTTCGTGGAATGAGATCCAAGTCCGATTACGATGCGGACGCGGGACGATACACAGAGCTAGAGATAGTGCTTTGAAAAAACTTTCTAAAAAAAATGGAACTAATGGAACTCTTTGGAATTCCTAAAGTGATATTATGGTATTGTCGAAAAAGTGAAAACGAAACGATTTTCATGAGGACTCCTAAAAAAAGGCGCATACATGCGTCTTTTTTGTTACAAAAAATAAGGTGGTGATGGAAAATCGCTAAATTAACTTTAAAACAACAGAGATTTGCTGATGAGTACATCATCAGTGGGAATGCGACGGATGCTGCTATCAAGGCTGGATACGCTAAGAGGTCGGCTGGCCAGATAGGTGAGCAGAACTTGAAAAAACTTGAAATCAAGAAATACATAGATGAGCGCTTGGCTCAACTCGCATCTGAGAAAATCGCAACACAAGAAGAGGTCCTTAGTTATCTAACTTCTGTGATGCGTGGAGAAACGCAAGAACAAACTCTATGCAGTATCGGTGAGCTCGGCCAAGAAATCATAGATATAGACGTAGGTGCCAAGGACAGAATCAAAGCTGCTGAGCTTTTGGGTAAACGTCACAGGCTTTGGACAGACAAATCAGAAGTCAAGGTTGAAGGAACAATCCAGACAAGTAAACTTGATGGCATTCTGACACAGCTAGGAGATGATAGCAAATGAGTGAGTTGATATTATCGCCTAAATATAAAGCGTTTTTGCGACACAATGCAAAGGCGGAAGCTTTGGAAGGAACGACAGCTGCAGGGAAGACCACAGTCGGCGCGTTTAAGTTTATGCTGAAGGTTGCACAGTCGTTAAAAAAACTGCATTTTATCGCGTCTAAATCTGTCGGGGATGCGGAAAAGAATATCGTCAATTCTGATTTGGGAATTGTTGATATCTTTGGCGAACATGTAGACTATCGAGGGAACGGTAGCATAGGCTATAAAATCCCGCACATCCTCTATCGTATAGACAACGATCCAGAGCATGATAAGGTCATCTTTATCCTCGGCTACGAAAATAAGGATAAGTGGAAGAAAGCTTTGGGTTCACAGTTTGGTTGTGGCTACATCGATGAGATTAACACAGCGAATACAGATTTCGTGCAAGAATCTACTATGCGCTGTGATTATTGGATGTGCACCATGAACCCGGATGATCCCAACCTGCCAATCTACGAGCAGTATATCAATCGCTTTCGTGCGTTGAAAGAGTACGAGGACGATACACCCAAAGAAATCCAGCAAGAGCTAGAGAAATCGCCAGCGCAAACTAATTGGACGTATTGGTTTTTTAATTTTGACCACAATGCAGGGCTGCCTGATGAAAAGAAGCAACAAATCATCAATACGGTTGCACCAGGTACGAAACTTTATAAAAATAAAATACTTGGTTTGCGCGGTAGGTCGGAGGGCCTGATATTTAGCATGTTCCAGCACGATAAGAATGTGATTCAAGAGTCAGCAGCAAAGCAACTGCGTTTTTTGCGTTTTTGTTGTGGGGTCGATACTTCCTATTCTGAAAAGTCCGATGATACGATTGCGTTTCTTTATCAAGGTATCACTGCAGAGGGCTGTTTAGTCGTGCTGGAGGAGAAAGTCTATAATAATAAAGACTTTCGTGGCGAAAAGATAGCACCGTCTGACGTCGTGGTCAAGTTGCATGAATTTCTTGAATACTGTAAGGATAAATGGGGGTTCTGTCGTGTGATTTCAGTTGATAATGCTGACCAAGCAACATTGATGGAACTCCGGAAATATAAGCGACAGAAAGGTCTGGTTTGGGATTTTATTAATGCGAATAAAAAGCTGAAGGTAATCGATCGAATCAATCTAGCGGGGTCTTGGATAAAGAACGGCTATTATTTGGTAGTGAACCATTGTACAAATCATATTCACGAATTGGAAATTTACTCGTGGAAGGAAGATAAGGACGAACCAGAAGATCGGAACGACCACACAATCAATGCTGGTCAGTACGGTTGGATTCCGCATATTAAATCAATCGGACAGAAGGTACAAGACGCTAGCTATGAAGTTCTCAGGGCTGGCTTGAGGTAAGAAATGACATATACAGAACAATTTACAGACAGCACCGGTCAGAACCGAGTGTTAGAACTACGATTTCACCGGGAGTCGCGGCTTCGTTATCGAGCAGAGAGTGCAGACGCGCTTTTTGCAGAAAACAATAAGTTACTAAAGAAATTTGTGGATCATCACAGAAATTATCAGTACCCCCGGATTCGTGAGCTTTACGACTACGCAGAAGGAAATAATCATGAAGTCTTGCGGTCGCAGCGCCGAAAAGATAGTGACATGGCAGATAATCGGGCAGTCCATAACTTTGGTAAGCTGGTATCAACTTTTAAACAGGGCTACTTGCTAGGCATACCTATTGAAGTATCGTATGATGATCAAGCTGACGAATCGGTCATAGATGAAAAGCTAAGAGAAATCGGGCAACTGGACAATTTCCATCAGCTAAATCGTTCCTTGATTTTGGATATGAGCCAGGTTGGCCGTGCTTATGATTTGGTTTATCGCTCGCAAGAAGATAAGACTAAGGCTGTACGATTAGACCCGTTAGAAACTTTCGTCATCTATGATACAACTTCGGAAAATCATGTCGTTGCAGCAGTCAGGTACTATCAAGCGAATATCTTTGATACGAAGTCGGTAATGGTTGAAGTCTATACAGAGAGTGAAAGTATTACTTTTAACGCGACAAAAGAAGATTACAAGGAAACTAGCCGCTCTAATCATAAATTTCGACAGGTCCCGGTCACGGAGTATTTGAATAATTCAAAAGGAATTGGTGACTATGAGACAGAGCTTTCCTTGATTGACTTGTACGATTCGGCTGAGAGTGACACAGCCAACTATATGAACGATTTAGCGGATGCAATCCTTTTTTTGTTTGGTAATATTGAGCTACCAATCGGCAGTGTAGATGAACAGATTGAATTTTTGGCAAAAATGAAGCAAGCCCGCTTTATGCACATCAAGCCGCCAATCGACACAGATGGCAATGAGGGGAGTGTCTCGGCTGAGTATCTGTCTAAGTCTTACGATGTAGAGGGGACAGAAGCCTATAAGACACGCTTACAAAAGGATATCCACAAATTTACTAATACGCCCGACATGTCGGATCAGAATTTCGCTGGCAGTCAAACAGGCGTAGCGATGAAATGGAAAATCTTTGGCTTGGAGCAAGAGCGGATTGATACGCAAGCAGCATTCGAAACTTCTTTGCGTCGTCGTTATCAGCTCATTGCAAATGTTGGTGAATTTGTCAAGGAAATCGATGGTTTTGACATTTCGAAATTACGTATTAAATTCACACCGAACTTGCCAGCTGATACAGATGGTTTGGCCAACTATATCAAAGCTCTTTATGGCATCGTCAGTGACCGGACTATCTTTGAGCTGACACATGGGCTGACAGAAGTGAGTGTGGACGATGAAATCAAGCGTTTGAAAGAGCAAGAAGCTTTAGAACAGCCAGAACCACGACTAGAGCCAGTAAATGAGGTGGTCGAAGATGAACAAGAAATCGAATCAAAACCATCTTGACTACTGGTCAGGCCGCTCAGATGAAATTTTTCGCTATCTAGACCGAAAAGATATTGATTTTTTTGCTGAATTAAATAAGATCTATCAAGAACAAGCTAATGAAATGCAAAAAGCCTTTTATGACTTTGTCAGCAAGTATTCTGAAAATGGCTCTATGAGCTATCAGGAGGCGCTACAGCGACTGAAAGGCACCGACCTGTCAGATTATCGGGAGAATGCGAGAAAGTATCGTGAGCAGGCTGAGAAAAACCCAGAATTACTTAAAAGGTTGAATGAACAGTATGCGACTGCACGCGCTACAAGATTAGAGTCATTGCAGCTAGATATGCTCTTTCGTGCAGGGGTCGCAAGAGGTCTTATTGCTGATAAGTTTGAAAGTTATTTGCAAAAAATGGCTCTCATGGGCTATAAAAAGGCCATGAGCGGTCGAACTGGCACAATCAACGAACCAGCTTTAAAAGAACTAGTTAAAACGCCTTTTAACGGTTATAACTACAGTCAGCAATTGTGGGGCAATACAGACAATCTTGTTAAAGACTTGAAAAAGGTCCTGAAGACTGGATTTGTCCGTGGAGATCATCCTCGAACAATGGCGCGTGATTTGGCACAGAAGTACAAAGTAGCTAACAGTAGAGCTGAAACACTCGTTCGGACTGACGGAACGATGATTGTCAATCGCTCTGCTATCCAGCGCTACAAAGATGCAGGGCTTAAATACTATCGCATACTGGTTCATCTGGATAATCGAACGACTGAAATTTGTAAAAGAATTCACGCAGAAGACAAGCGGTATCTGATTGATGAAATGCAGGCAGGAGTAAATGCTCCGCCTTTTCATTTTAATTGTCGGTCTGGTGTAATACCAGATGAGGAAGAATTGGCTAGTGATAGCATAGTTCATAATAACGATTTTGAGAAGCTAAAAGATGATCTTTCCAATTTGTGGGATGATATATCAAAAGGAGGCATACCTTACGAGAGTATTGAACGAAGCCTTGCGGAAAGCTATACAATTGGACAGTTGCCAAACGTAAAGGGAACGGAAGAATTGTTCAAACGTGTACAAGTGACCGGTAAAAATTTGGCAAAAATCTTAGAAAAGCACGGAATAGAATTTCCGTTGGAGCAAATGTTATTGTTACAAGAATTGGTTGTTAATCCAGATTACGCTGCAGATAATTCTGATCATCATAACAATTCGGTATTGCTTTATAAAAAAGTCCCTGAACGCTTGAAATATCTAATGGAAGCGGCACTTATACAAAAAGATGATGGTAACTACATCATCCACTATCACAAAATTAAAAAACAAAAATTAAATAAATTGAAACGTGAGCAAAAGATACTTTACTCTAAAGATGATATGTGATATACTTGGAGTAAAGATAGAGGTTGAAAAGTATCCGCCTCCAACGCGCCACTTAGCTAGTGGGTCGAGAAATGCGGGCGACATTCGGCGGTCCCGCCTATCTTGCGCTTAGATAGTAATCTAGGCGCTTTTTTGTTGTCAAAAAGGAGATAAAATGATTATTTGGAATTTAGTATTCATTACAGCAGGCGCTATCGTCCTGCTTATTTTATTAGTAATTGGCTACATCATATTAGTTGGATTGCTCGAAGGCGCTAAAAATGCGTTAGCTAGTAGCAAGAAAGGACGACATGAGCAAAATACAAGTCAGAATTGAAGATATTAGCTTTTCGGCTATGGCCAAAGAGAGGAGACCCACAGTAAAACTCGAATTAGGCCTGTTTGGTGGTAAGATAATTGATTCAATCGATGTCTTGCCAAAATTGATAGAAGATATTTCGAAATTAGAATATGAGGTAAATCATGAACAAACGAGTTAAGAAGAAAGCGTCTAAAAGACGTGCAATCGAAAGACAAAACGCTGCATTGGCTGCTGAAGTGGCTGTGCTTAAAACTTTAATCACCATGCAAGGCAAGATGATTGAAGAGATGCAAGGCATCAATTCTCATAACGCCCAAGCGACAAATGAGCGCTTTGACAAGCCGGAAGCTGCCAACGAGAAAATGAAACTTGATTTGGATAAAGCTGTCGTTTCGTTTAGCAAACAGAAAAAGTCAAGTTGGTTTGGTAGAAAGTAGGTTTCAATGAATAAATACAAAAAGCTAATTGGATTGATCGAAGATAATCATTTTGAGATACAATCTAAAAAATGCCACGATTCGCTAAGCGGTTGGACCGGCAACGAGTTATGGATTGTCGATAAAGAAAATGGCAATAAAATCTTTGATTTATCAATAAATGGTTACTGTTTTAATGATGAATCGGTTCAGAAAGCTATTAAAAAAATTGAGAACTATCTATCTTTGAAAAAAATGGATACTTTTGATGATTTTAAAAGCTGGGTTGAAAAGAATGTCGTACCTAAAGAAACGGATTAAACCGCTATAAATTACTATAAACCGTACGGGATCCCATACGGTTTTTTGCTTGTCCAAACTTTGCTGAAGACGTTAAAAGCTGTACTGTTTCGTCGCCGGGCGTAAAACGAGACTATCGAGTGGCGACGTAATCGCTAAAATTCATGTCCTGTCGCATGACATAAAACTAGGCAAATAAAATACATAGACTAGCGTGGCTTTGAGTCGTGCTGTAAGAAAATATAAGGAAAAGGGACTAGAGACCGTGGACGCATGGAATCATGGCCTTTTTTATTATGTTTGAAAACAGGGTGATGAGAGGACTAGCGTGGATGTGGAGGAAAAAATGAAAGTAACTAAATTTGGACGAATCCCAATGGATTTGCGGCGCTTGCAACTTTTTGCTGAAGGTGCTGAAGATGGATTAGATGCTGGGGCAACTAACGACAAAGGAGCTGCGGGAGTGCCTGAATGGAAAGCCCCAGCCAGTCAATCGGAATATGATGCGGCAATCAACAAGGCAGTGCAAGCAGCTTTAAAAAATCATCAGACTAAATCAGATGAAGAGTTTCAGAAAGCTGTCGAAGAGGAAATCAAGCGACGTTCGGACTACTCAAAATTGAGCAAGGAAGAACAGGCTAAGAAGGACCTGGACGACGAGCGCGCTAAGCTGGAATCTGCCAAAGCTGAATTTGCTCATCAGCAACTGGTCCTACAAGTCGAAAAAGACTTGGTCGTTAAGGGTCTGCCTGCTGAATTAGCAGAGACTTTTGCTTTACACAAAGACGCAACAAAGGCCCTTGAGTCTGTCGGCGTCTTTGAAAAAGCCTTTAAGGAAGCTGTGGCGGAAGAAGTAAAGCGTTCTGCTCGTCAGGATCCTCCTCGGGTGGGTTCTAACTCTGGAGATTCTGCTACAAATTATGGTGCTACTCTGGCCGCTGGTGTCGCAAGCACAGGCGGTACACTCTTTTAACGAAAGGATGGTAGTAATGAAATCTACTAAATTGTTTGCAAATGCTGAAATTTTGCATAATTTGCCTTATGAAGCGATTTCAGCGACGCTCGATAAAGGTACTACTGGTACTGTGACAGAGAATGGTCGAAAGATTTTGAAGGCTGGGACATTGCTTGCAGGTGATGCGAAGTCAATCTTCGAAGATCGTTCTAAAAAGGTAAAAAAACTGACAAACGACGCCTCTGCCACTTATGTAGACGGTGTTCTGCTCTATGATGCAGATGTGACAGATGGTGATGCTCATGTTTCTTTAGTTTACCGTGGTACTCTTCGTGAGGATAAGGTGAATGGCGGAACTGTAGATGCGAATGTTAAGGCAAAATTGCCTCACATTCAATTTGTCAATGGTGTGTAAGGAAAGGAAAAGGTGAATTATGTCTTTAATTCAGAAAGTCATCACGGCGCCTAATATCGTCGGGTATTTTAACGAAAAGCAACGTACGGTAGATGCAACTATCGGCGAAAAGGTCTTTCCAGCTAAGAAACAGCTGGGTTTGAAATTGGCTTTTATCAAAGGAGCAGCGGGTAAGCCTGTTGTCTTGCAGCCCGCAGCTTTTGATACAAAAGTTCCGCTCCGTGAACGCATGGCAGTTGAACTTAACGAAGAAGAAATGCCATTCTTCAAAGAAGCTATGCTTGTAAAGGAAGCGGATCGTCAGCAGCTCAATATGATTGCTCAAACAGGTAACCAAGGTATGATTGACACGGTTACTCGCGGCATCTTTGACGACACGGCAACTTTGCTAGCTGGAGCTAATGCTCGTCTAGAGGCTATGCGGATGCAAGTGTTGGCGACTGGTAAGATTGCTATCAATAGCAATGGCGTAGCCAAAGATATTGACTATGGTGTTCAAGAAGATCACAAAGGCGCTGTTGACAAAACAAAAAAATGGGCTTTGTTGGATAAGTCAAATCCACTGGCGGACATTGAAAAAGCTATCGAAGCACTGGAAGCTTTGGGCGGTTCTGCGGAAGTGATGTACTTGAATCAAGTCACTTTTGCACAAGCGAAAAACGCTGTTTCTACAGCTAAGGCTATCAAACCATTGGTACAAGATGGCGCTAAGGTGACAAAAGCAGATTTTATCAGCTATCTGGAAGATAACTATAATCTAAAAGTGGTTATCAAAAATCAGACCTACAAGGATGTAGACGGCGCCGTCAAGAAGTATTTTCCAGACGGGGTAGTGACCTTTGCTCCAAACACAGTCCTCGGGAATACTGTGTTTGGAACAACTCCGGAAGAATCTGACCTGATGGGTGGTGGCAATGCTGCTGTACAAGTGCAACTGGTCGGTGCTGGTATTGCAGTTACGACCAAAAAGCTTGATGATCCGGTCAATGTGGAAACAAAGGTATCAATGATCGCTTTGCCATCGTTCGAGCAGATTGACGAAGTCTATATGCTAGACGTTGACCCTGCCTAATGAAAGGTGGTGGGTGACTATGGGAGTAATAGACTCTGAGAAAGTCATCGCAAATGTAAAAGAAGATTTGGGTATTCAAGATGCGCTGCAAGATAAAATTTTAGAACGGTTGTGCACGAAAGTGTGCGATCATTTCAAGCTGGCTTACAAAGTTGATGAGATCGAGGAGCGATTTAGCTTTATCATCGAAGACTGTATCATCAAGCGTTTTAATCGCAGAGGAGCTGAAGGTGCTAAGTCAGAATCTATGGAAGGCTATTCTATGTCTTACGTCGAAAATCAATATGAATTCGAAGAATATGACAGTCTTTTGCAAGAGGAACTAAAAGCCGGGAAATCTAAAGCGGGCAAGGTGGTGATTTTATGAGGTTTGATGATCGTGTAACATTACTAATTGAAGTTCGACCTAAAGATGACCTGGAGGATGAAGCTTCTTTTGGGGAAACAACAGTATCTTGCATGCGTAATTCTCTGACAGATGAGGAGCATATGGGAATCTTTGGAAAGTACAATCTAGACAGTTTTAAGTTACATTTACAAGGTATTCATCAAGATTTCTCAGAGGTCATTTATAAAGGTAAGCGCCGAGCTGTCAAAGGCAAGAAACACCACAAAAATAGTACGGTGATTTATCTATGAGTTTGACTTATCGGGTTAAAGGCCTAGATAAATTTCTGCGCGAAGTACAGAAAAAAGGGCGACAAGCTCCGATTGCTGTTGATAGAGAGTTGAATCGCTCCAGTCTACGCGTTGAGCGTTTGGCTAAGTTGTATGCTCCTTGGGATACTGGCTGGATGAGCGAGAACATCTACAGCATGCAAGCAAAGTTTATGGGCTATAAGGTCATTTCTCCTGTTTACTATTCAATCTATGTTGAGTTGGGAACACGGAAGATGGTACCGCAACCGTTTATGCATCCCGCTGTACAAGAGGAATATCCAAAATTGATGAGCAATCTAAATAAGATGTTTAAGAGGTGATTATGGATTCACCAACAAGCAATTTACTAAGAGACTTAAAAAAGCGATTGGGAGCATTAAGCATCCCAATCCATTTTAAGCTACCTGACGCGTCCGTAGTCGAGCCGTTTCTAGTAGTGGGTGGCATTGCATCCGATACATCAAAAACGGCACAGACAGGACTGATAATTGAAGATAGCACTATTCAGATTGATATCTTTCTGCCTGGTTCGAAAAGTCGGGTCTACGCAGAAAACATCAAATCGCAAGCTATTCGGTTACTAGGTCGTAATAGACGGACAACATCAACTATCTTGATGGACAACTCAATCGGTCGAGAGGTCTATCATATCGTAATTAAAACGACCGAAACAATACTTTAAACAAGGAGGTCCTAAATGGCTGAAAAAGGACAAGTAAAAATCACTACAGCTAAGCCGATTGTTGGTAAAAAAGTATTCTACTTTATCCAATCAATCCATGCAGAAAAAGGCGAAGGAGCGCTTTTGCCAGCTTATCGTACAGACGGAAGCACAACGCTTGGCGGTGAGTATCAAGATGAGCAAACGCAACAAGGTCGCTTGCTTGAAAAATCAAGCGACGAGCACTCAATCGAATTGACTCAATACTTTGCTCCGATGGATCCGTCAGTAAATGTAATCTTGAATGCTCAAGCTAAGGGTGAATCAATCAAGATTTGGCGTGTTATTGTTGACGAAAGCGTTAAAACAAAAATCGGGGAGTCTGGTAATCAAAAAGATGCTTATCCAGCTAAATTCGGTTACGCTAAAATCACTGATGATGTTGAATTTAACGATGGCGTAGAAGAATTCGTCGAACTTTCATACACAGCTGGAATTGTTGGCCGTTTACAAGATGGTAAATTCCCGCTTTCTGCTGAAGAACTCGCTTTGTTAAATGATATCTACGCATATCAAAATCCGGGCGAAACAACCGGCGATTACGATAATATTCAGCGCTAATTTTCAGGAGGGCGGCTTTAACAGGTCGCCCTTTTATTTTTGACTAAAGGAGAAAAACAATGGAATTTAAAATCGGTAACAAAATTGTGGAAATCAAATTTGATTTTCGTTTGATGTTTAAAATCGACAAGGATCTTGCGACAAAAGACGCGAATGGTCAGTCTTCGAAAAACGGAATCGGCGCTCTGTTTTATAAAATCGTCGATCGCGACGACCAAGGCATTGTGGATTTGATCCAGTTTTGTGGCAGCAAAAAAGGAAAAACGATCAGTGAGGATGAAGCGTTGTCAGCTATTGAAAATTATTTCGAAAAATCTGACGCTGAAGATCCGCAAGAAGCCCTATTCGAAGAAATCCAGGAAGAAATGGTTCAATCCGGTTTTTTCAAGAAGAAGATTTTGAAATATATCGAGAACATGCGTCTTGGGTTGGAATTAGCAGAGAGCCAAGCTACCGAAAACGACGCAACAGCTCAAATGCAAGCCAAGGCCATTTCAGAAATTATTGGCAAGATGGAAAGCGCGCTCTCTTAACCGAATGCGCAAGGCTTGGTTTGACTGACCAAGAAACAATCTTGAATTGCAATAAATGGGAGCTTGACGCCATTCTCGAAGGTCTGCATTATAGGCAGATCGAAGAGCGTGAAAACTTATCGGCTTTAGCTTTGGAACTGCGCTACACGCTCAATAGTAAGAAGGTTGATACCAACAAACTTAGCAAGCGCAAAGAAAAAGAAAGGGTGCGAAGAAGCTTCCACAAGCCGACAAAACAAGAAATCAAAAATAAAAGCGAATTTGTGGCCAAGCTTGAAAAAGCTAGTCAGATGTTCGCAAACAGAAAATAAACAATGAAGGAGGTGGATGCATGAGTTTTGATGGCTCAATCTTTGCTGAGATTGGCGCAGATACCAGAGCATATGAGCGCGCTATGAATGAAATTGCTGTCATGACCAAACAAGCTTTTGATAATGCTCAAAAAGCTGCGGTAAATAGCTCAAATCAGATGATCCAAAAAATCGGACAGCTGATGAATGAGCTGGCTAGTAATAGCAGCACGCTTGGCCAGAAAATCGGTCAAGGCTTCAAAGGCGGTCTGAATATCGCTCTTGGTGAAATCCATCGGATCGCATCCAATATCGGGCAGCGCTTGCCGGAGCCCATCAGGAAAGGTTTTTTAAATGCGTATCTGAATATTAAATCAGTTTTAGGGCTGATGAAATCAGATCTTTCCGCTTTAGGAGGGCATGTTAGCAGCGTAGCTAGTAAAATCAATGCAGCCTTGGCTAAGGTTTTTCATTTTGATTTAACCAAGGCTATTAAAAGCCCGAAAGCGATGTTTGTCGAGCTAAACGGTGCGGCAGATGCTTTCGCAACAGGTTTTGCTGCTAAAATCCACAAAATCGGAAGTGTTTTTACTAATCTTTCTAGTAGCTTACCAGGGCCTTTTAGTAGAGCTTTTAACAGTATCGGTACGTCTCTGGCTGGTTTTGAAGCGCGTGTACTGGCAGTAGGTGGTAAAATTACCAGCGCATTAGGGAATCAAGTGCTGAATCCTATTATGCAAAGCTGGTCTAGTCTTTTTACTGGTTTAACAGCTAAAGCGAATAGTTTCGCGGACCGCATAAGCAATACTCTGGGTGGCAAGCTGATCGGCAAAGTCAGCACTTTATCTAGCAAAATTTCAAGCGGACTTGGCAATGCTTTTCAACAAGCAGGTAGTAAAGCTACTAATGCTTTGATGGGGATTGTGAATCACACGAATCAAGCAGCATCTGCTACAAACAATCTTATCAAGACAGCTTTAGGAATTTCTGCAGCTTATGCAGGATTTAATTTCATCAAAAATGCGATAGGCGGTGCAATTACCAAATCGGCTGACTTTGAAGCTCGCATGAGCAGCATCAAGGCTGTTACTGGCTCTAGTGCTGAAACGATGAAGCAATTCCATGATGCAGCCATTAAAGCGGGTGCTGACACAGCGTTTTCTGCTACAGAAGCGGCAGATGCTATTGAAGAATTGGCAAAAGCTGGGGTATCTACAAAAGATATCTTAAATGGTGGTCTAACGGGTGCTTTGAACTTAGCAACGGCAGGCGAGCTTGACCTGAAAGAAGCGGCGGAAATCGCATCTACGGCTTTGAATGCCTTCAAACGAGATAATCTGAGCGTAGTAGATGCAGCGAACCAATTAGCGGGTGCTGCGAATGCGTCGGCTACTGATGTCCATGAATTGAAGTACGGACTTTCTGCAGTTGCTCCTGTAGCTAGCGGTCTTGGGTTATCATTCAAAGACACAACAAATGCGCTGGCAGTGTTTGCTCAGAATGGTCTTAAAGGATCTGACGCGGGTACATCACTCAAGACTATGCTGATGAACTTGCAACCTCAGACTAAAGCGCAAGCGAATATGATGAGAGAACTCGGGATCATCACAGAAGAAGGGTCTAATAGATTCTTTACTGCAGAAGGTAAAATCAAATCATTCGCTGAAGTATCTCAAGTATTAAAAGAAAGCTTGAGTGGCTTAACAGAGCAACAGCAACAACAGGCGCTCAAGACCATGTTTGGTACTGATGCGGTTCGTGCGGCAACTATCGCGATGAATGAGGGTGCAGATGGAGCAAACAAGATGCAAGCAGAAATCAGCAAGGTTACTGCTGCGCAGGTTGCTGCCGAGAAGCTTAATAACTTAAAGGGTGCTATCGAAGGCCTGAGCGGATCGTTTGAGACTCTACAAATTAAGCTCGGAGAATCTGTTCTGCCACTATTTACTACAATCGTAAAATATGTGGATAAGCTGGTAGATAAATTTAGTCAATCACAAGGAATTCAAAACTTTACTGATGCTATGGCTACTATCAATCCTGTTTTAGACCATTTCTTGAATGGTACTAAGTTAGCAGATGGTGTCATGGAGAAATTCAAAGGGACAATGTCCTCTGCAGCACCTATACTTGGTTTAGTAGGCGGGCTTTTAGCATTTGGTCCTGCGACTAAGGGGCTAACATTGCTTACTGGTCTTTTAGGAGGATTAGGAACCAAAATAGGAGCCCTTGGAAGCATATTGAGTGGTGGTTTTAGCTCTGCTGCTGGAATGGTTGGCCTCTTTGCTGCCCAAGTTAGCGGTTTAGGTGGTGTTTTAGGCGGAGCTGCATCAAAAGGATTGTCTGTCTTGTCTATGATGACGAGCGGCATCAGCTCTGTCATGAGTGTAGCTTTGGCTGCTATCGGTCCAGCTGCTATCCTTGGTTTGGTCGTGGCTGGTTTGGGGATCATCAACAATCAATTTGGCACTCAAATTGACCAATTACTAAACACAGTAACCACTAAAGGTCCTCAAATTATCCACAATCTGGTTCAAGGGATCACCAATGCTATTCCTGCTCTAATCGCTTCAGGGGCGGATTTGATAGCAAAATTCGCTGATGCTTTTGAAACTATGTTTCCAGTCATTGTAAATGCTGGAGTGAGCCTGATTGTGAGTTTGGTTCAAGGGATTGGCCAGAATGCAACTTCCTTGATTAGCTCGGCAAATACTATTTTAAGCACTTTTGTTAGCTCGCTGTTAAATGCTCTGCCAACTCTTTTGTCAGCTGGGATGGAGTTGTTAGCAAATCTTTCCCAAGGAATTCTAAATAATATTCCTCAGATGATGGCTAACGCTCAAAAGACCGTTACGACCTTCTTGACCGGTCTTGGCCAACAAATGCCACAGATTATCCAAAATGGGATCCAAATCCTGCAAAATCTGATAACTGGAATTGTCCAGTCATTACCAACAATTTTGCAAATTGCGGTACAGGTCATTACGTCCTTTATCCAAGGTTTGGTATCTAACTTACCTGCGATTATTCAGGGAGGTATCCAGCTGATCATGTCTCTTGTGACAGGTTTGATACAAAACTTGCCACAAATCATTGCTTCAGCAGCTCAAATCATCGTTTCGCTCGTTTCTGGCTTGATACAAGCGGCACCTCAATTGATTATGGGCGGTCTGCAGTTGATTGCTCAATTAGTCATTGGTTTGATAACTGGCATACCCAAAGTATTAGAAGCTGGCTGGGAGCTTATCAAAGCTCTAGGCGGTGCTCTAATTGACGGAATTGTTGGAATTGGTCAAAAAGTTGGTGAGTTCTTCGGCGGAATTTGGGATTGGATCACTGGCAAGAACGAAGAGGGTGCTAGCAAGACAAAGGCGACTATGGATGATTTGACTTCCTCTGTGTCAACTAAAACTGCTGAAATGTCCACGGCTGCGAAGACTAATACTCAAGACATGGCCACAGGTGTCCAATTTAATATGGACACGATGGGGCTGAATGCTTCTAATGCGGTCAATACGATGGGGACAAATGTCAATACTAGCTTCCAAAATCTAGTAACATCATCCAATACAAACATGCAGGCCGTGGGAGCTAACGTCACAAATGGAATGACTCAGGCTCAAACCAATGCGACCTTGCAGGCTCAGACTATGCAACAAAACGTTGGCAATTCTATGGATTTGATGGGACTTGATACTCTAAATAAAGTAACAACCATGAATACAAACGTAGACGCTAACATGCAAGCACTTGTCACGACTACGGGTATTAACATGCAGGCTTTAAGCAGCAATGTATCAAGTAATATGCAGCAAGCACAGGCAACTGCTACAGCTGAGTCAGCAACCATGAATGCGAATGTTTCAAGTAATTTGAGCGGTTTGAATACAAGTGCTAGTTCCTACATGCAGGCGCTTCAAACAGACTCAAATGCTGCATTCCAGACTGTTCAAACCAATGCTAGCGCTATTTCTAGCAGTACGGCTGCCGCAGTTTCGGGTAATTACAATACTATGAGCGGAAATGCGACAGGCTCAACGAATAGCATGCAGGGGTCTACCACTTCGGCGTTTACCACTATGCAGTCTAATGCTGAAAGCAGCTCTCAGGCGGTCGCAAATGCAGTGACAAACAACTTTAAGAATGCTGAGACGGCTGCGACAAATGCCATGAACGGTGTTTCTAAGGCTGTTACGGACGGCATGAATAAAGTTGATCAAGCTGCAACTGCAGGCGGAAACAAGATGGCTCAGACATTTGATAGTACCTTGAATAAAGTCAAGAGTTCTGTTCAACAGGGAATGTCTGCTGTTTCATCTGCTTTTAACAGCGGAATGAACCAAGCTGTCAGCATTTCGTCTTCTGCGAATAGTCAGATTGTGGCTGTTTTCAATACGCTGGCTAGTCATTTGCATTCTGTAGGTGTTCATGCTGGCTCAGGACTTTACAACGGATTAGCGAGCATGGCTGGCAGTCTGTACGCGCTCGCATATTCAATCGCTTCTAATATTGCAAGCGTGATGCGTTCTGCTCTGGATATTCATTCCCCTTCTCGTGTCACGGATGCGATTGGTAGCTTCACTGGCGAAGGGATGTATAACGGTATGGTTGGTTGGGTCAAAGCGATTGACGGAGTCGCAAAAGACTATGCTATGGCTATTACTGACCAGAAATACGGAGTCGATAGCGTAGTTACTACCTCGGCTAGCGTAAATAACAGCGGTATTCGTTCGTCTCTTGAGAATCTGAGTGATGATGTGAAGCATTCTCAACTGTCGGATACGAAATTTGAGATCCACAATGAAATGGTGGGAGACAAGATCTATACGACTGTTAAAGAGAAAGAAGCGCGTGATCGCATAAAAGATGACTACTTTGTCTACGAATAGAAAGGCTACGAAATGGATTTACTGATTACACATGCTAACGCTGAGACTAAATTGTCTCAGCTAGGCATTTATAACATTAAAATTGATGATAGTACGCCTTCTGTTGAGGTGGACAGGCGTACAGTCAAGGGACGCAGCGGGTATATTCACGATGGGGTTACCCTACGTCAAAAAACAATTAAAGTTTCTGGAAGGCTGGCAGTTGCTAGCCTTTTGGCATTTATGGAAAAGCAAGACGAGCTTGCAGGCTGGTTGTACGGTGATGAGCCTTATTTCGTTACGAAAATGCACCCAGTACAAGATGACTTGTACGGATTTGAATTACCCGGAGCAAAAAAGGGCGATTTGAACCTTTTGGAAATTCCGCATACGGCATGGAAGTATCGATATAAGGTGCATATCGGAAATGAAATTGACTATAGCTTTATTGGCAAATCAGCAGCAGGTTTGAAATATAACATTTCTTTTGAACTGGTAACTGCTGAATTGCCATTTGGAGAAACTACTCCTCGAGATGTTGTTTTATCTGGTGGAGTCATCCCGTACAAGGGCACAGCGGCTCTTAGCCAGCTAGAAGTACCTTATGTAGTCGAATTGACTGCAAGCGCTAGCCAAACAAGTTTCTTCCTGGAGATCGACGGAAGACGCTGGGCCTACAATCATGCTTCAACGCCAATCAAAGAAGGTGATAAATTACGCCTATCTGGTGTTGAAAACGTGATTTATAAAGGTGTGGCATTGCCAGACTTGAATATCAACATTCGAACGAATTATGAATATTTTGTCATTCGTCCAAATCCGCAGAAACAAGTGCGCTATTCTACGGATTTCAGGGGCACTATTAAAATCTTTGGTTTTAAAGAATTGTATAAGTAAGGAGGTGGTAGATTGATTACATTTATTGATGAAAAAGGTACAGAGCATAGTGCTTTAGTTGCTTACTCTGCAACCAATGCGGTCAACGGTGAATTGTCTGTAAAAGGCACAATCTACACCAACGATAAGGTCTTGCACGGCATAGATCGTGGCTGGCGTTTTCGCTTAGACGATGAATACTATCGTGTTACTTATGCAAAGCCTAACGATGCAGGACGACAGATTGAAGTTGAATTTGACGCAGTACATCAATTCTTCTACGATATGTCGAAATCAATGGTCTATGATACTTTAAATGGTTCAAAACCATTTGAAACATATCTGCAAGCGATTTTTTCAGGTAGTGGCTACACCTACAGTTTGGAAACGACAGTCGGATCTATTCGAAAAGAAAATTTCGGAAATAAATCTCGACTCTCACTTTTCAACGATATCATCAAGGCTGCTGGACTTGAATTTTCTGTCCGTGGCCATGTGGTCCGAATCTTAAAACGAATCGGAACAGATCTATCAACAATCGTTCGTAAAGACTTTAATATGAACGAGTTGAAAATCGAAAAGAATATCAATAGCTTCGTAACCTACCAACGTGGCCTCGGTGCTTGGAAAGATGATGAAGATCATTCAAAAGGTCGCTATGAATCTGAGTATGAAAGCCCACTAGCGAAAATCTATGGACGAATCGAAGCAGAGCCTGTCGTAGATGAACGCTACAAAGAAACTGGTAAACTCTTAGAACGCTTAAAAGAGAACGTGGACAAGTCATATAAGGTTTCTGTTGAAATCAGTATGGAAGATTTATCGCGCGCTGGCTATCGGCTTAGTCGACCGAATCCGGGCGATTACATTATGGCCATTAACGAAACGTTAGGATTTCGTCAAAAGGTTCGCATTGTGTCATTTACTAGTGAATACGATGTAGGTGGCAATCTAATTAGTCGCAAGGTTGTCTGCAATGATATTGGCTCCGTTCAACGACAGGCAAATGAAATGAGTAGCCTTGCCCGTTCGGTTCAGGATGTTGCTGCAGAGAATGCTAAAGCTATCGCTACAGCGACTAAAGCGCTCGTTTCTGCTGATGGCAAGAACACAATCTACTTTAGTGAAAGTAAACCGAGAGACGAGCCTGTAGGCACTCTCAGAAAAGGTGATCAACTTTATCTAAAAGAGGGAGAAAAGACTAATCTGTACTTTTGGAATGGGGCAGAATGGGCACTCAACCCTTTAGAAATGGATCTCGTGAAATTTCGCAAGGAGTACGAATCTAAAACTAAAGAGATCGATAAATCCATGGCCACCCAGACTCAGCAAACCACCCAAGCTCTCCGTACGGCTGGAGCCAATGCCTCGGCTATCGAGGCGGCCAAGGGTGCTATCACCAAGCTTAATCAGGACTTGGCTGGTGCTAAGCAGACCAATCAGGCTGCGATAGACCGACTGAAATCTGACTTCGCTAGTGCTCAGCAGGCAGCGAACGATCAAACAGCGCTCCTGAGAAGTGACTTGGCCAACATCCGCACCAAACAGTCTCAAGCTGAAGCTGATCTTGCCAAGCAAGTCTCAGCGCTCAACCAGACCAAAACAGAGCTTGCGGGTGTCAAATCTGCTCAAGCTAATTACGAGCAGACGACTACACGCAGACTGGCTGAGCTGACGAATCTGGCTGATGGTAAAGCCAGCAAATCTGAGCTTGTGCAGACGGCGGCGGAGCTGAAAAGTCGGATTGCGAGTGTGCAGACTGGAAGCTCCCGAAACTACTTCCGAAACTCACGAACGCAGTCATTTACGACAAACGAGCAAGCAACCTACGACTATAGGTTCTTTATCGTTCCTGATTTCTGGAAAAATAAGGACAGGCTCAAGCGTGATTATGTGCGTTTGTCTTTTGATGTGACCTTTCCAGTCGCTCTAGCTAGAGATACGCAAGCTAACGTGCATTTTAGCGCTCATCCGTGGTATGCCTACAGAAACCTAGTTTTTAAAGGTTGGACAACCGAACGCCAACATTTTGAGTTTACGATTGACTTGTCCGGTGCAGCTGAAACCTATCAGACTAACAATGTCTTTATCCGATTTGGGACAAATTACGGCTTCCCAGCTGGGTTGCAGGTCGTGATTGAGAATGCTATGCTCTCAGTCGGCAATTACTATCCAGCTTATCAGCCAGCCTACGAAGACCAAGACGAGCGCGTCACAGCCGTAGAGTCTAGCTTTAAGCAACGAGCTGACTCGCTGGAAGCTGGGGTGTCCAGCTTGCGGGAAGGTCTCAAAACCAAAGCAGACTCAAGCGCCTTAAACTTGTTCTCTGATAGGATATTAGCCTCAGTCAAGTCACTCGAGACCAACATGGATAACAAGCTGGACTCAAAATTGAGCACAGCTGTGTTTGAGGTGAGAGCAAGCGGAATCCGTCAGGAAATCCTCAACGCCACGAAAGACAAGGCTGATAAGGCCTTGGTAACGGCAGAGGCTGGGAAGCTGAGGGAGGAGCTAGCGAGCCTGCAGGTCGGTGGAGTCAACCTGCTCAAAAGGACCAAGGCTTTTGATAGAGTCAACGGTCAGTCTCGACTATTATCTGAGACCTACAATAATTGCGCAGTCAGGTACTTTAAAAATGCAGACGCTAACTCTGCATATCAGGATATTGTAGAGTATAAAAATGCTCTTTATCCAGATCTAGGCGGAACTTATACCCTGTCCTTTTGGGCAAAAGGCACGGGCGAGATGACTACATTTTTCTACGGCCAGAGAGGCTTTTTGCCTGTCGCATCTGGCACGACTAGTCAAGGTCTTGTATCAAAGGCGGGAGACGGTAATTGTCGCTTTACGCTCTCTGCTGACTGGCAGAGGTACTATGTTGTTTACAAGCTCGCAGATGCGCCAGCAGAAGCAACTAGTATCTATAAGCATGTGCTATTTAGACACAATAGCCGAAGCACGACAGACGAGATTTGGTTGGCTGGGGTTAAGTTAGAGAGAGGCAATCTGGCGACCGACTACAGCGAGAATCCCGAAGACACCGAAGGCCTCATCACCGAAGCCAAAGCGACCTTTGAGCGCACAGCTCAAGGCTTGCGGGTAGACTTGGCAGCTGTGCAGGCCTACGTTAACGCAGACGGGACGAGAGCAGAAGCCTTGCTAAGCCACTCTCGTGAGGAGACGGCCCGTCAGCTGACTGCTGAGCGCAAGCTTATTGATGCTAGCTATGTGGGCAAAGCTCAGCACACAGAGGACGTGCGGAGCATAAACAGGCGCTTTGAGGAGCTGGCGGTAGGTGGACGAAATTTGATAGGTGTATTTAATACAAAGCCCGTCAAATCAAGCTTTGACAGAGAAACATACAAGTTTACAGCAAAGACTAGCCAAAATACAACTAGACCAACATTGATGCTGCAATTTCGCTGGGCAGATGGTTCTTATAGCGCTGTAGTATTGATTAGTGAGACTGGCCAATTTGCTCGCAAGTTTAAAATAACAAAACCATATTCAGAATTACGAATAAAATTTAATTGTAACAAGGAAGATGCCGTTTTGTTGTTTACAGGCAGACCATTTATCGAGCAGAATACAGACTATTATTTCACTGGTGACTTGATCAACCTGTCCCCAAACGACAGTCAAGCAGATTTTTTAAAAATCGAAAAAGCGACTATCACATCCGACTGGTCACCAGCTCCAGAAGATGCAAAAAACTACGCAGACACAAAGCTTGCCGAATACAAGCAGGGCATTGACGGCCAACTGGCCAGCGTGCAGGCTGCCCTTAATACGGCCAATGGCTCGCTGACGAACTTCAACAGCTGGAAGCAATCAGCGCAAGAAACGCTGAATAAAGTCGGCAGAGTCGAGTCTGGTCTTAACAAGGCCAAGACTAGCTTAGCTGAGTTTAAACGCACGGCAGAGGGGCAGTTGACCACGATTACTCAACAAGTCGCTGGCAAGGCTAGCCAGACCGATTTTCAGCGGGTACAAGAGACGAGCAAGCTTTACGAGCGGTTGATTGGCTCGACCGAAAAGGAAATCACGGACAAGGTCTCTCGTATGGTCATGACCAATCAGCTTTTTCAGACGGAAGTGTCCAAAAATCAAGGTTTGAGGACAGTGCAGAGTCAACTAGCTGAAAGCTGGTCAATCAAAAACCTCAACTCAGCTAGTGATATCCTTGGCCAGCTCAATCTAAATCCAGATGGATCGATTTCAATCAACGAGGGTTTAATTTCTATCGGCGATAAGACCCATATTAAAAATGGTGTGATCAAAAATGCAATGATCGAAAGCATGCTAGCTGATAAAATTACAGCTGGCACACTCAACGCAGCGAACGTTAATATCATCAACTTAAATGCTAATAAGATTGTCGGCTTAGATGCGAATTTCATCAAGTCTAAAATCGAGTTAGCGTTTATCGAGTGGATGAAAGGTAAGACTATCAGCGCTCAAAACGATGCGATGCAGATCAATCTAAACGATGGTCATGTCCTCTTTTACAACGACGACGCATCCATCAAGCGAGTTGCGGCAGGTTACCCAACGCAGTTTATCCGCTACGAAAACAAGCAGGAAAACGGTCAGAATCACGGTCGTACCATCATCGGAAGCAATCGAAATGGAACCAACGCTTGGAAATCGGTTTCTTTCGCTGGTCTAGTGATTGATAACAACTCAAACAATAGCGTAGATAAAATCTACCAGTTTGGAGACTACAATCACATGAGACACGCGCAGGGTGACGATGGTTGGAATTTTAGCGTCGTGACGCAGGCGATGACACCCGGTGTCTGGAATAAAAATTCGGAAATTTGGGCGCGACATTTCGTCGTGCCTCGTAATACAAAAGGAGACACAGATAGCCCAACGCAGTTTATCCGCTTAGAAGAAAGCGTAGCTGCGATTTGGAATATCTTAAACCACGCAGCAAGCGGGCAAGTCACGATGACAGAAGCTATGAAAAACTTGATCAACTCAAGAAAAGCAGCTTGGGACATCGTCCGGAACGTAGGATAAAAGGAGAAAAAAATGAACGAAAGCATACAAAATAATTTAGCGATCGAAATCGCTAATAAATCATTAAGAATCGCAACGCTTGTAGCTGAAAAAGAAGAGCTGCAAGCTCAACTGCAGCAAGCTTTAGAGCGTAATGCAGAGCTTGAAAACTCGCTTGAAACAAGCGCAGCACCAGAGACAGAAAAAGGAGAATAACTATGACGTTGGAAATCACAAAAACTACTAAACTTGTCGGAAGTGTGAAGGTTGGCGAAACAGTCGTCAAAACAATGACAGCGGACATCGACGACAAAGGTGTATCAACAGTCACCGAATGGATCAACGACAGCGAAGCGTATGCTACGAATCGTCGAGAAGTACGGAAGCAAGAACAGGCATTCCAAGATGCGGTCTATGCCGCTGAAGATGCGATCATTGCAGAGCTAGAAGCTGGAGCTAAGGAGAAAAAGGGGTGATGAATGCAGGAACCAGATGGAATTTGGGCGATCATAGAGGTCGTTAAAGACTTTTATGAGACAGGGATCGATGACCATTTCTTTGTGTTTGTCTTATTTGTTTTGGTAATAGCCGATGTGATTACTGGCTTTTGTAAGGCTTGGGCGTTGAAAAACTTTTCGAGTCGCAAGGCTCGGACAGGCATTGTGACCCATTCGGCTATCTTCATCATCACAGCGATTGGCTACCCGTTTTTCTTGTTTGCTAATGCTGGGGCGTTAGCGGATATGATTATTACGGCATTGTGCGCTAGCTATGGCGCTAGCTTGGTAACTAATTTAGACATTTTGGGTCTGAAAATCCCTTATATCACAACGTTTATCAATGAGCGTGTGGATAATCACAAGACGAAGGAGTGATGAAAATATGAATCAAATTACAGAGCTTGTTTTAAGCTCAGCAATTGGTATCTTGACCATTTTGGCAGGAGCCATGGTCAAAGCAGTCAAGGAGTTTCTGATTGCAAAGGGCGGGGAGAAATCAATCAAGATTGTCGAAATCTTGGCTAAAAACGCAGTAAATGCCGTAGAGCAGGTATCAGCTGAAACTGGCTTCAAGGGCGAGCAGAAGCTCGCTCAGGCAAAAGGTGCGATACTCACCGAGCTTGAAAAATATAATATCTACATGGCAGATAAAGACCTCGATGTCTTTATCGAGGCCGCTGTGAAGCAAATGAATGAAAATTTGAAAGGAAAATAGAAAAATGACGACAGCAAATGAACTTGTACAATTTACGATCGACCTAGCAAACTCAGGTATGGGTGTTGATAAAGACGGATTCGCAGGCACTCAATGCGCAGATTTGCTAACCTACCCATCAAAACACTTTTTCGGAGTGGATTTGTGGGGCAATGCCGCTGATTTGCTAGATTCCGCAGAAGCCGCTGGCTGGGAAGTACACCGCATGCCAACTGACGAAAACCCACGAGCTGGAGCATTTTTCAATATGAATGCTTGGTTTGGTGATGTTAATTATGGACATTGTGGTATCATCATTGAGGATTCTGATGGTATTACTATGCGAACCGTTGAGCAGAATGTTGATGGCAATGCTGATGCTCTAATTGTAGGAGGCCCAGCTCGATACAATAATCGAGGTTTTGAGGATGTGATTGGTTGGTTTTATCCACCTTATAGCGATGGCGCAGCGCCAGTCACTCCTGCAGATGTAACCCCAACATCAGACGAAATTGAACTTACGCCTGAGACTGGAACATTTAAGGTAGGAGAAGCAGCTATCAATGTGCGCCGCGAACCAAATCTTAACAGTGAAATCGTGCATGTTTACGAAGCCGGGGATTCTGTTAATTATGACAGTAAAGGCTCAGCTAATGGTTATCGCTGGATCTCTTACATTGGCCAATCTGGCAATCGTAATTATATGGCTATTGGCCAAACAGACGATGCAGGAAATCGGATTACCCTTTGGGGAGATTTGAGCTAAAACAAAACCGCAGCGGAAACTGCGATAAAATAATATTTTCTTAAATTTTAATCTACCCCCGGCCTCAAGTTTTAGAGCTGTGCTGTTTCGAATGGTTCCAAAACAAATATCCTCAAACAGAATACAATAAAAAAGTTTTAGAGCTGTGCTGTTTCGAATGGTTCCAAAACTGCGATTTCATCA